CGATGCTGGAGGGGCAATCGATCCAGCGATAACGGTAGCTACCGCCGATCACAGCCGGGCCGTCAAGGACCACTGTGGTAAAGACGAAGTTGTAGCTGACCGCCGCACCGATCACGCCTTCGGGATCCGCGATAGAGGGCTGGCCCTTTATCGTGTTGATACTAAAGCGCTGCTTTCGCGGATCGGTGACCTTGTTCGGGCCCCGGCCTTCCAGATCAACCGCGCCAATCGCGCCTTTACCATACACGTAAGTGCGGTACAGGTTCGGTGAGCCGGCGGTAATCTTTACGTTGGTGCTTTCCTTCACCTTGCAGCCGGCGATGGTCGTCACCAGGCCGCGGTCCTCGTACTTCACCAGGGGCGAATTCTGAGGATTGGTGTACTTCACGATGTCCGCGAGTCCACCGGCGGCGGGATCATTGACCAGATCGTAGGTTACAAACGGGTGAGCAAAGACCAGGAAGGTGCCGTCCTCGAACGGCTCGACGTCGATGGCCTGAAGCTGGGAGCGCTGGTTCCGCAGGTCGGCCACTTTGAAGTAGTCACCCAGCAAGTTCGCGCTGGCCCCGGACTCGGCGTCCTGAACGTTCCGGACCATAGTGTCGGCAGAAATGCCGCCCTGGTAGCCCAGAAGCTCCGCGGCCGACTGCACGATGGGATCGAGGGCCGTGTCGGCCAGAAGATCCGAAACCGTGATGAAACTGGTGTACTGCGAGACAGTCGCGGACAGAGTGCGCGAACTGATCGAGACGGGAGACCCGACCGTGCCTTCAGCGGTGTTCGAAGTCGAAGCTTGCAGGTTCGTGTAGCGGAAGAACTGCACCGTACGACCAACCTGCTTAGGCAGCATGTCATCCATGCACGCCTCGCGGAAGACGAACTTTTTCTGAAGCCGGTCAAGGCCCTTCTTTTTGTAATAAACGCTGGCAAGATGGGCGAGACCAGCCGAAGAAGTGAGGTTTCCTGCGGGAGTATAAGCCATGTTTCCTCCGAGAGCCCTTAGTTATTTCTTTTTTGTTTGGGCTCTCTGAAGCACTGGAACGGGGACAAGCAGAGCTTATTAGGGCTCTACGTTTCTATCATACCAGAATTCCACTGGTAACTTATCTGACGTTGTTGGTTAGCGGGACAGGAGCTTGTCGAGCTTGGAGTTCATGTACTGAAGAGCAGCGAGGACTTGGTCGAGGCGATCAACGGCCGGCGTAGCCGAGCGAAGAGGACTGGACTGAGCAACTACCTGCGGGGGCAAAACGGGAGCCGAGAGATCTTCAAAGTTCACCTCGAACCAGTTGCCGGCGTCGTCCACAACGATCTTTTTAGGGATAGTCGGCAGAGCAGAAATCGGCACGCCCCGGTCGCGGTTGACGATGTTTGCGGCGACCCAGTCAGCGGCCACCTGTTTATAGTTCTGCACGCGCATAGTGTTCTGGTCCGCAGCCATACGCTGGAGACTCAAAACCTGCTGCTTTTGCACATACTGGGGATCAAAGATGTCGATTGCCATGTGAGTAATACTTGAGCCGCTCATCTCATAACTGAACGGCCCTTACGGTGGAGCTACCCCGGTCTGGTTGCGGGGAACGACGCCTAAACGCCGTTATCGTTGAAGCCGTTGGAAGACAGCTTCGATCTGTTCCGGGCTCAGATCTTCGGCGGCGTCAAAAGGATTGGGCGCGGCGTCCGAAGAAGCTCGCGGTGCCCGGGGCGGCGGCGCGAGATAAGGATTCTGGTTCTGGTTGAAGTTCATCCCGCCGTTGAACTGGCCGGGGTGAACGCCCCCGTAGGGATTCTGCTGGAACATCTGCGGTTGAGCGTACGGACTCTGGCCGGTCATAGTCTGCGGCGGGGCCTGGCCTGGGAACTGGGACTGCTGCGGCTGCGTCGGCTGAAACACGCCACGCATCAAACCGATGGCGTAAGCGGCTTCCAATCCCTCGGCCGTCGCCGGCAGACCGCGCTGCTGCATGATGCCGTAAAGCGCCTGGGCGTTCTGCTGATTGGCGGGGAACTGCGGGAACTGTTCTTTAAACTGGTACGCGGCGAGAAGCTGCTCCTGCCGGTTGACTTTCTCAACTGCCTCGCGCAAAGTCTGGGCCGGGTTCTTCATACCGAACCGAACTTCGTCAACCATGTCAAACGCCGCGCGGGGATCGGTGCCGAGCTTCTCGACAAACTGGTTGATATCGAGCTTCGGGCCCTCGTCCTGGCCGGAAACTTCCTGGCCGCGGGGTTGGCTTTGAGTCTGCTGAAGCTGAGAGAGCTGCTGGTTGTACGCGGAGAACGTGTTATTCAGCGCCCGGTTGAGTTCTTCCTGGTTCTGGAAACTGAACGTCTGCCCGTTGAGATTGATCTGAATAGGCTGGGGCTGCTGAGTCTGGACCGCACCGGGCTGATTGGCTGCCGTCGCCGCCGGCTGCTGTGCCCGCGCGATCTCTTCCTGGATTGTTTGACGGACGAACTGATTAAACTCGTCGTCACCACCCGAGACCTGAGCGCCCGGGTTCTGGTTTTCCGTGGGGAACATAAAGAGGAAAGTACTTCTCTATTACTATTTTACCGAATCACACGTTGACGTAAATGAGTAACGTCCATGAACTCGGCCCGGCGGCGATCCTCGGGGGTTAGTTGCAGTTCGAAGTCCCTCGGAGTGGACTGAAGAGTTCTGAGGATCTTTCGAAACGCCTGCCAGTAGCGAAGTTTGGCGATATCTTCGCCATTCTCGCCGGCCTCGCCCAACTCATCGGTCAAGGTATCCAACTGCCCCTGGAAGTAATCCAGCAACAGAAGGAACCCCGGATTGTAATTAAGCTCTGCTATGAGCCTCATATTGTCCGGGGTTAGGATCGTTTGGTCTCTCATGCAGCTTTCTTAACGGCCGGCTTTTGCTTGGCCTTCATGGTCGCCATCCGGGCCTGGAGTTGGAACTTTTGCTTATCCAGACTCATCTTGTGCTGACCAAGCTGTTTCGTCTGATTGAGCTTTTGCTTGCCGGCCTCGGCCCCGTGGGTTAACTGCTGCCGCGCCTGGGCCCCCGAGACGGCCATCTGCTGTTGGTGCTGTTGGTGCTGCTGCACCATGCTCATCTGGTGCTGATCCTGTGCTTGCCGGGCCTGTTGTTGCGCCTGAGCGGCCTGGGTGAAGATCTTCATCTTTGCCATCTGTTGCTCATGCTGGAGCTTTTGCTGCGATGACATGTGATCGGAAAGGATCTTCTGCTGCGCTTTTTGCTTCTCGATCTGCGCCTTTTCGCGGTCGGCCTGGACCTGAGCGAAGATCTTCATGATCTCGGCCTGGGCCTTGGCGGGGTCACCCTGTTTCGCAATCTGCGCTTTCTGGAGATCACCCGCGACCTTTTTGTCCATGATCGCCATGCGAGTCTGGGCGTCCATCTGCTTCTGTTGCTGCTGAGCAACAACCTGCGGCGGTGGGGCCTGCTTCGCCTGGATTTCCTGCTGATTCATCGGGCGGAAGAGACTATACTTCCGGCCGGTGCCAGTGGCGTCCTGGATCATTTGGGAGAAAACAGAGAAATCCACCGTCTGACCCTGCGACTGAAGCGCCTGGATGAACGGGCCGGCCATGATGAACTGGGACAGGAAAGGAACAATCTGGGAGAGCTTTTCCTGCGTCAGCATCTCCGAAGCCGCGGACATTTTGAACCGACACGGGGATTTGAAGGCCTCCGCGCCGACCTGGATCATCTGTCCCTCTTTACCCAGCGCCGGCAAAAGCTGGCCCGGGATGGTGTGAAACTGCGTCATGCGGTACATCTTGTACAGCATGGGGACGATCAAGTAGTCCTCGATATTCTTGACAATTTTCCACAGCCGATTTGCGCCGCCCTGGTTTTGCAGGGACATTCCGGTTGCAGACCGGTTCGCGTTACCTGGTTTGGGAACACCCTGGACAACCGAATTCGCGCCGGTCAATTTCTCCGCGGAAGACTCGATGAAGGCGACATCGTCCATGACACCTTGAGTAATCTTCTGCGGGTAGAGGACGTTCACGTCCTTCGCCGGGTCGTCTGCTTCCTGCTGGTGCCCGGGGAACCACCGCTGCTGGGCCGGCGTCAGAACCGCGCCGCGCTTACGAACACGCGGGGGCGTGATGGCGAGAGAGACCTCGTCCAGATGGCCGTTGAGTAGGGCCTCGATGTAGCGCTGCTTCGATTCGAGCACGTCGGAGTACGACATGGCGTAGAACCGGCCCAGAACGGGGAAGCAAGGGGCGAAGCAGAATGGAATAAAACCGTACGGGTTGGGCTCGTTGTAAGCAACCCATTCGCGGTTCAGGATCCAGATGATGCGGTACTTC